ATCAAATGTCCGTTGGTAGCAATTTACAAGAAATGGAAAACGTAGTAACCAAGGGAGCCGCCCCAGCAGATCCAATGCCTAAGGCACCTGTACCAGTTGAAGATCTCGGCGGTCCTACCCCAGAAAATTATCGTCCAGACGATAATTCAGCAAAACTAAAGGATCCTTCAGCAACTCTTGCTCAAGTCAAGAATGTTGTCAACGCTAAGGCTGTTAAGGCTGAAGAGGTTGAAGTTGAAGAGGATCAAGAAATTGTTGCTGAAGAAGAAGTAACTGAAGAGGAAGTTGTTTCCGAAGAGGAAGAGACTTCTGAAGAGGTTGTTTCCGAAGAAGAAACTTCTGAGGAGGAAGTCGTCGCTGAGTATGATATCGAAGAAGATATCAATGCTCTAATCTCTGGCGAAGAGCTTTCCGAAGAGTTCGAAGAAAAGGCACGTACTATCTTCGAAACAGCAATCAATTCTAAGGTTGCTACCATTAAGGAAGAAATGCAGGCTGCTTATGAGGCAGCACTTGTAGAAGAAGTAGAGTCAATTAAAGAAGGTCTAACCGAAAGAGTTGACACCTACCTTGAGTATGTTGCTGAAGAGTGGATTAAGGAAAATTCACTCGCTATTGAAACAGGACTTAAGTCCGAAATGACCGAATCATTCCTTGCTGGAATGAAGAGTCTTTTTGAAGAACATTATGTAACAATCCCTGAAGATAAGTATGATGTACTAGAGAGTATGGTAGATAAACTTGATGAAATGGAGAATAAACTCAACGAGCAAATCGAAAAGAATGTTGCTCTCAACAGAAGACTAGCTGAGTCGGTTGCTGATGTAATCTTTGCAGATGTCGCTGAGGGTCTTGCACTTTCTCAGAAGGACAAACTCGCTGCTCTTGCCGAAAATGTTGAGTTTGATAGTGAAGACAACTATCGTGAGAAGCTAGTAACGTTAAGGGAATCATATTTCCCTGCTAACGCTGGTACTCAAAAAGACGATTCTGAGCACATTTCTGAAGAAGTTGAGGAAACCCCTCAGGTTTCATCTTTGATGGAATCATATCTTCAGACTCTTGGCAGAGTCGCCAAAAAGTGATTTTTAAATCATAAACAGTCAAACTAACTTTTTTTAAAGAGGTAAAATTCAAATGCAGATGTACAATTCTGAGCGTCTGCAGGAGAAGTGGTCACCAGTCCTAGACCATGAGGGTCTCGATCCAATCAGAGATTCACATCGTAGAGCCGTAACCGCTATCCTGCTAGAGAACCAAGAACAAGCAATTCGTGAGGAGCGTGAGTTCCTTTACGAAACACCTAATGTTCACACCAATTCGACAACCAGCACCGCAGGTTTCTCTGCTGGCGCATCTTCACCAGTTGCTGGTTTCGACCCCGTTCTGATCTCACTGATCAGACGTTCAATGCCTAACCTGGTCGCTTATGACCTCGCTGGCGTTCAACCAATGAACGGTCCTACTGGACTCATCTTCGCAATGCGTTCCAAGTATGGAACTCAAGCTGGAGCAGAAGCTCTATTCAACGAAGCAGACACCGCATATTCTGGTCAGAACAGCGGTTTCGACATCGAGCAAGGCGACACCCCATACGTCGCTGGTTCTGGCGCTGGTTCAGTTGGTTTCGGTACTACCGCATCAACCTCTGGCACCAACAATCCTGGTCTACTCAACCCACAAGGTTCACAAACTGCTACTACCTATCCTGTTGGACAGGGTATGGGTACTGCATTTGCTGAGGATCTTGGCGATGGCACTGGTGACCAGTTCAACCAGATGGCATTCTCGATCGAGAAAGTCACCGTTACCGCTAAGTCACGTGCCCTCAAGGCTGAGTACTCACTTGAGCTTGCTCAGGACCTTAAGGCAATCCACGGTCTAAACGCTGAAGCTGAGTTGGCAAACATTCTGTCAACTGAGATTCTTGCTGAAATCAACCGTGAAGTCATCCGCACCATCTATAAGGCTGCTGAGTCTGGTGCTCAGGCTAACGTTGCTAGCGCAGGTACTTTCGACCTCGACGTTGACTCCAACGGTCGTTGGTCAGTTGAGAAGTTCAAGGGTCTTATCTTCCAAATCGAGCGCGATGCCAACGCAATCGCACAAAGAACTCGTAGAGGAAAGGGCAACATGATCCTCTGCTCTGCAGACGTTGCTTCCGCCCTAACCATGGCTGGTGTACTCGACTACACCCCTGCCCTCAACGCTAACCTCAACGTTGATGACACTGGTAACACCTTCGCTGGTGTTCTCCAAGGTAAGTATCGTGTATACATCGATCCTTATTCTGCAAACGTTGCTGCTAACCAGTACTACGTTGTTGGTTATAAGGGTTCTTCACCTTATGACGCAGGTCTCTTCTATTGCCCATACGTTCCTCTCCAAATGGTTCGTGCCGTTGGTGAGAACACCTTCCAGCCTAAGATTGGCTTCAAGACCCGTTATGGTCTTGTTTCCAACCCATTTGCTGAAGGAACCGATGACACTGCTCTCGGACGTATCACTGCTAATAGCAACCGCTATTACAGAAGAGTACAGGTTCAAAACCTCATGTGATTTATTTCACAAGATCATAACAAGAGGGGCT